ATATGATGAGTTTTATTTGAATAGCAATTTAAAAAGACTTAAAAGATACCTTTCTATAAATAATATTCCGGAAAATAGAGTAAGTATTGAAAGGACGGCTGAATCATACAGAATAGTTGTAAATGAAGATCTGTTTACAACAAAAGATATGATTGAATCATCAAGAGCTTGGGATACACCTAGAGCAAGAGCGGTAGTAATGCATCTTAAAAGAATGTTCCCTCAAATAAATGTTCAAATGTTATCTGTTTCTGATGCAGAAGCCATGTATAATGAAATGCCATCATGGAAAAAAAGTAATGTTCCTTTTGATAAAGTTAGATCTTTTTATGTAGATGGGGTAGCCTATTTAATAAAAGGAAGAGTGACCAATGAAGTTGCAATAGAAGAAATGTTGCACCCATTTATTGATGCAATTAAAGTAGATAATCAAACTTTATTTGATAATTTATTAGCTGAAGCAAGGATTAATTTTCCAGAGATGGTTCAGGAAATTACTGATTCATATAATAAGGAAAGACGTTTTAGTGAAACCGACAGAAACTTAGAGATAGTTACACAAGCACTAGCCAGACATTTTAGAGAAGAATTTGAAACTACACCAACAAGTAGATTTTCAAATTTAATACAAGATGCATTAGAGTGGTTTATGAATGTCATAAACAACTTAAATGAGTATCTTACAGGAAGATCAGTACCGGTATCTGCAATAAATTCAGATACAAACTTTACTGATATTGCTAAACTTTTAAATACAGAAGGCATCCAGTTTAAACTTGAAAAAAGAGTAAACGGTAAAATTAGATATAATCTTTCACCTCAAAAACAAAAAGCTTTAGATATCCAAAGGAATTCAGCAAACGGTGTACAAAAAATAATATTAGATAAAATGTTTCATGTTGCACAAACAACAGAAACAGATGTTGATTTTTTATCAGTAAATCTAAAAGATACTTCTGATGGATCAATTGTTATTCTTAATGAAAAAGATCATACATATTATAATATAAATACTGGTGAACAATACACTTCTGTTACCACGGCTATAAAGGGTAAACTAAAAAATCAAGAAGATGTACAATTAAATCTTGACTTGGGAAATGATGTAGATGCTTTACTAGATGCTATCATTGCCGGAGAAGCTTTGGATACTGTAAGTTTAAGTTTACTTACACCTGAAATTGCCAATCAAGTATATAATCAATTAGAATCAAGTTTAAAATTTTTGATGCCTGAAGATTCAATAGCATTATCTCAAGTAGTTCTTTTTGATGATGCCACTAAAACAGCAGGTACAGTTGATTTGATGATTATAGATAAAAATGGTAAAATTAGAATACTAGATTTAAAAACAAGTAAAAATTCAATTCAATCTAAATACTTTAGACCAACCAAAGGTGGGTCATTAACACTTAAAAAATATGATAAATCTTGGGATTTAAGTCCTGAAAGTTTACTATATCAAAAAGGAGTTCAATCATTATCTACTAGAGAACAACATAATTTACAAGTTAATATCTATAGAAGAATGGCTGAAAATATGGGGTATCAAGTATATGAAGGTGATTATGCAGCTGCAACCATACACTTTGTAGCAGATATAACCGGTAAAGGTAAAGATCAAAAGTTTGGTGGTAAGATTCAAGCAGATGGTGTTGTGGATCATCCACCTAGCCAGAATTTAGATATGGTAAACATGATTGTTCCTGAGTCATTGGATTCTGCAAACAAAACAAAAAAGCTTGAAGAGGCCGTTGCAGATCAGTATAACGCACCATTTGTTCCAGAAGATCAATTTAAAAGAGATGAGGAAGTAGCAGATGATATAGATATAAATGATTATCCTGAATATAATACTATACTTGGTGCACTAGAAACTTATAGGATTGGTTTAATTAAAAAAAGGGATGCGCTTGATTCTGTAAGAAGTAGTGTTTTTATGGATAGAAGTGAAAAAGACATGAAAGAAGATATTGCAAGTCATCTTGCATATATAGGTATTGCTATTGCAGAAGGACCTGTATCTCAATCTCAAGCTTATTCAGCATTATTAAGAGATGCTCTTAAACAAATTAAAGCATTTACAGAATATGTTGAAAATCCTGAAAACTTTGCTAAACCAGAGTTTATTACTTATGTAAATAACTTTGACAGATTTATTAAAACATTTGAAGGCTTATATTCTATTGAAGAATCAGGTGAATTAAATGCAACTCAAAGATCTTTATTGTTATCACTGCAACTTTCTTTGAATAAACTAGCAGGAAGTCAAACAGATGGTGCAGGTATTATTAATGAAGCAGTTTCTAATTTTGTTACTGAGACCGTAAGATTAAAAGCTAATAATGATTATGGCGGGACGGGTAGTGCATTTAGTGAGCAGGATCTCATAGATTTAATAGAAGGCACTGGTGTTAAAGATATTGATACAGTTGATTTACAAACTAGAGATATGGCAACATCTCCAAAAGTTTTACTTGCGGTGATGGATAAAATGTTTAAAGCTAAAAAACAAAGATTGTTAGATAACATAGGCGCAAGAAATGAAATTTTAAGACAAAAATCTAATAAACTTCTTAAACTTTCACCTACAAATGATACACAGAAGATTTATGATTTTATGCATGAGTCTGATGGTAGATATGTTAAACCTATTGGGCAACAATATTATGATCTACAAGATGAATTGCGCAGTGTACTTTATGATAATGAAGGTCATCCTTATCTTTATAATGATATTACTGATTTAGATTCAGCATCACAAGAAGATATTGATTATAATATAAAGTTGGCAAATGATAAGAGAGCGTTTAGTCAGTTTTTTGCAGCAGAAGTAAAAGATGAGAGTGGTAATTTAGTTGATGGAATGTTTCATAGATACACTCCTGAATTTCTAGAAGAAAGAAAAAAGTATGAATATTGGACACCAGGTTCAGAAAATAATCCATACGGAACTTGGAGAAGAAAGAATTCAAGAACTATTTCAGATAAAGAGTATTCAATATATGAAGCAAAATATTATGATACAATTGACTATACTAAAGCACAACGTAACTCATTAGGTGACCCAACTGGTGTGGTTGTGCGTGGACAAACATTTAGAGCTGTAAAAGAACAGTACCGTGAAGTACTTTTAGAAACCGCTGATGGTAGAGATATGGCTAGTGCTAAATATAGATCTATAATGGATCCTACAGATGCGTTAGGGCAAGCACAAAAAGAATTTTATGAAATGTACATAGATGTATATGAAAATGATCTATTAAAGAAGTTACCAGTCGGTATCATGACACAAATGATGGGTAGAACTCCTTTAGTCAAGAACAATTTTATAGAAGATCTTAAGAAACGTCCTAGTTTCTTTACAAGAGCATATGCAAAAACAATTGGAAATGATGCTTGGAAAATATTTCAAACAACTTCCCAGCAACGCGGTATAGTAACTGATGAAAATGGAAATCTTATAAGTTCATTACCTATTTATTATGTTGGTAGACCAAGACTTGAAGGTGAGCTAGAAGATATACAAAAGCAAATAACAACTTTAAATGATAAGAAAAAGAAAGGTTTAATTGGACCATCAGCTTATTCTAAAGATCTTGCTGAATTAAGAGGTAAAGAGTCAAAATTACTTGCTCAACCAACAACAAATGAAATTAGCAGGGATCTTGGTGAATCATTAATGAAGTTTAGTGCTATGGCGGAAAACTATGAAGTTATGGGTACTATTGAAGATACTCTTCTTGCTTTTATAAATGTAATTGAAAAAAGAGAATATCAACCTGCTGACCCCGCAATAACAACAGGTACAAGAGTAGATGGCGCTTTTCAAAAAAGAGGTATAATAAAAGGTGCTGATTCTAATATATTAAGGAAAGCAAAGAAATGGATGTCTATGACATACTATGAAGAAGACACCATGAGTAAAGGCGCAGTAGATAAAATATCAGATGGATTAATTCAGTTATCTTCATTATCTTATGTAGCATTTAACCCATTTGGTAACTTTAATAACTATGTCATCGGTAGGATTAATAACAATATAGAAATGCTTGGCTCAAGATTTTTTAGCAAAAAAGCATATAGAAGAGCAACTTGGGAATTTAATAAAAGAGCAGTTCCCGATTTAGTTCAGAGATCTTCATATGTTGTTGGTGATTTAGGCGATGTGTTAACTTTTGGTTTAGTTCCTGGTTTAAAGAATTCAACGTATGATGCGCAAAAACCAAATAGTAAATATGAAGCATTTGTTGATATGTTTAGAATGATGGATAGCATGTCAGATCTACGTGAACAAACATCAGATACAAGTGCGGGAAAAAGCTGGTTTGATAAAGCCACTGAATGGGGGTATGTACTTCAAGATGCTGCAGAATATAATGTTCAGACTAAAGTTGGTATGGCAATTTTAATGGATACTCAACTTAAAAATAGTGATACAGGGGAAACACTATCTTTGTATGATGCTTTTGTGTATGATTCTAAAACACACACAAATAAAGTAAAAGAAGGGTTTGACACTGTTATAAAGAGAAATGGTCAAGAAACACCTTATACAGATGAGTTCAGGTATGAAATAAGAAATGAAATCAGAGAAGTAAATAAACAAATACACGGTAACTATGCTAAGGAAGATAGAGTAGTCATGCAAAGCACTACTATAGGTAAACTAGCTTTTCAGTTTCATAAATGGGTTGCTCCAGCAATTAGAGCAAGATACCAGAGAGAATACTTTGATCAGAACTTAGGTTGGATGGAAGGAAGATACATATCTGCATTTAAGTTTTTAAACTATGTTAAAGGTGAGTTAGTAAAAGGCAATAAAGAATTTTCTAAATATGATAAAGGTTTCTTAGAAGCTTATGGCTATACAGGTGAAGGCGGTAATTTAGATCAAAGAGCTAAAAATAAATTATACGGTTTTTATAGAACTATGGGTGAGATAGGTATAATGTTATCTACATTTGCTTTATCTCAAGTATTATCAAGTTTACTGGCTGGTGAAGATGATGATAGTGAAACAACTAAAAGGTTCAAGAACATACTGAGATATCAAGCAGATAGAACTTATAAAGAACTTGTAATGTTTACACCATTACCTGCTGGTTTAACACAGCAATATCAAATGTTTAAATCACCAATAGCGGCAACACGAACTATGGGTGAATTAGGTGAAGCATTATCATTAAGTATAACAACACCAATGGCGTATTTATACTACAGTGATGAGGAGTTTAAAACTAACTCTAGTTTTGTATATCAACAAAAGCCTAGAAAAGGTCAACTTAAAGTTTATAAAAATTGGAAGGACGTAATTCCTATCCTATACTCTATACAAAAGTATGATGCTTATTTAAAAATGAACGACTATTTTATTAAATAAGACAAATTTGCAGAGATAAAACAAAGTTGTGACAATAAGTTTTAGTATATTATAGTATAAACCCTATGATCTACTATGAAAGAGTTATCTGAAGATACACGTTTAAATGTAAATGTAAAAACCATTGTTGCTATTTGTTTTGGTTTATTATCTATAGCAGGTGTTTATTTTACACTAGTAGCGCAGATTCAACAGTTAGAAATTAATCTAATGAGAATGGAATCTGAACTTGAAATGAACTCTGAGTTTAGAGTAAAGTGGCCAAGAGGTGAACTAGGCTCTTTACCTGATGACGCTGAACAGAATATGAGATTGTTATATTTAGAAAAGTACCAAGAAAAAGCAGTTAATGATATTGATATATTAAAATTAAAAGTAAAAGAAATTGAGAGCTGTATAAATGAATAAGTATTAACATGACAACTAAAATAATTATAGTGGGGATAACAGCTTTTTGTACATATTTATGTACATACTTTCTTAATTTATCTATGGAAAATATGGAACAGTACTTAGCTGTTTGTTCTGTATTATGGTTAGACGGTATATTTGGAATTTGGGCAGGCATAAAAAGAGAAGGTTTTAAAACCTATAAAGCACTAAGGATAACAAGAAACACCTTTGTGTGGATAGCCATCCTAACCGTTCTCCTTATGGTTGAAAAAGGATTTTCAGGAACAGGTTGGCTATCCGAGGTTGTTGTTGTACCGTTTATGATTCTACAATTAATTAGCGCACTAAAGAATGCATCTATGGCAGGTTTAATTAAAACAGCAGAACTAAATAAAATCCTAGACGCTATAGATAACCACAAAGGTTTAAGAAAATAATTTAACCTTCACAACTAGCACACTCAAGAATGTTTCTTGCAAAATCCTGAGCACTACTTTTGCTAAATTGATAATACAAAGTTTTTACACCTTCTTCCCAAGCATATAAATATAACTGATTAATTTGCTTAGCAGACACAGATGGATCAATCATTAAGTTAAGTGACTGCGATTGATCAATATATTTTTGTCTTTGAGCTGCTTGCAAAACAATCTCTTTAGGTGAGATCTCAACAAAAGATTTAAACACCACTTTAGTAGGAAAGTCTAAGTGTTGAACACTACCATCTTTACTTAGAATAGACTTCCAAGTTTTATCTGTATTTAACCCATACTTTTCAAGCTCACTCTCTAAATAAGGATTTTTATATACAGTCTTAGACTTAGCAAGATCTTTTACAAAGTAGTTAGACTTGATAGGCTCTATTCCCATAGACACTGCACCGTGAATAAAACTACTAGATTTAGTAGGAGCAATTGCCATCAGTGTGGTGTTTGCATATCCTTCTCTTAAACACGTATATCCATAGTCAGTGTGCAGTTTTCTTGATGCTATTTCACTTCTATCTTTTATAGTTCTAAATATTTCACTATTCAATCCTTTAGCTTGTATTGAGTCAAACTCAATTAACTTAGACTGAAATAAAGAATGATATCCAAGAACTCCTAAACCAATGGCTCTGTGTTTATTAGCAAAGTTATATGCTCTCTTCATACCGGGCATAGTTTCAGCTTTCATAATAAACTCATCCATTACAGCATTAAGAAAATACACATATGTCTGTATAGCATCTGTCTCTTTTATCTCATCCCAGTGTAATACATTTATAGAACCAAGGCAGCACACAAAAGAATTATAACTATCTGTAGGAAGTTGGATCTCTGAGCATAAATTTGAAGCTGTGATCTCCATTCCTAAATCTTTGTAAGGTGTGTTATTATTGGTGTTATCTTTAAACATAATATAAGGAAACCCAAACTCAGATCTGCGTTGAATTATTTTTGCCCATATCTTACGTTTCTTTCTATCCCCATCTTTCATCTCCTGCATCCAGGCATCACTTACTGTGATACCATACTGCAAGTTTTGTATTGGATTACCCTCAGTACCAATATCTAAAAACTCATCTATGTCAGCATGCTCAACTGGTAAATATACAGCACAAGCTCCGCGTCTAGCTTCTGATTGTTTGCATACATCTACTACAGTGTCATACATTCTAGCATAATGAATTGGTCCGTCAGCATAACCACCGGTTGATATTACACTACCTCTAGGTCTAATATTACCCAAGTAAGCACTTGTTCCACCTCCATATTTTGACATCATACCTATCTCACGCCCTGCGTTTAATATACTATCTAGATTGTCATCTATGTTAGATCCATAGCAGCTAATAGGTAAACCTTTTTGCTTACCAAAGTTAATCCATACAGGAGTAGACAAAGAGTAAAATCCTCTTGCCATATAATCCTCAAACTTTTCTGCAAAGCCTTTTATATTCAAATACTTTTCTGCTTTTATAGCAATGTCTTTGATTCTTTGTTCAGGGCTTTCTGATATATACCCTCTTGATAAAAATGTGCGGCTGTCTTCTGTCAGCCAGTAATATTTATTATATTCCATGATTGTTGGTTTATTAAAATAAATCATCAACTGTGATGCTCTTACTTTTTTTATTATAGTCAACACTCTTCTTGTAAAAGAAGTCTCCTTCTTTGGTGCCTGTTATCTCTATGTCAAACCATTCTACTGATTTTAATAGTTCTTTATCTACTTCAAAAATAGGTTTCATACCTATCTTTTCTAAAGAGTTATTGAATCTGTTTTTTATAAAGTGCTGTATTGTATTCTGTGGTAAGAAGCTGAGTTCTCCTTTCTCAAAGATCCAATCAAGTATACCGCACTCTGCTTTATATGCTTTTTTACATGCTGAATAAATTAGATCTTCAAATTCAGCATCAAACCACTCAGGGTTCTCCTTTTTAATAATGTTTATGATTTCAGCTCCAAAGTTACCGTGTATCTCTTCCTCTTTACTTGTAGCCTCAACTACATTAGAAATACCTTTAAGTACGTTTTTCTCTTTGTTGAAACTCATCATAATCAAGAACTGACTAAACAAACTTACATGCTCAATAAATAAAGAGAACAATAACACAGACTTAGTGTACATTTTGTTATCTCTAGAACGTGTGCCATCCAAATACTTCTTTAAATACTTAAGCCTTCCCTCTATTGCTGGTACTTCAACTACAGATTGAAACTCTTCTTCTAATCCTAGTATTCTCAGTAGTCTGGCATATGCATCTTTATGCCTAACCTCTGATTCAGCAAATGTAAATCCCACATCACCGACTTCAGTAATAGGCATTCTTTTATATAAATCACCCCAGAAAGTTTTTACATTAACTTCTATTTGCGCGATTGCAAGCATGGTCTTTTTAATAACATCACGCTCTTGAGAGTTGATAGTTATTTTAAAATCTTGTATATCTTCTGTAAAATTAAACTCTGTATCAATCCAATAGGAATGTCTAATAGCATCTTTATATGCTAGCAGTTGTGGGTATTCATACGGTAAAATGTTTGTTCTGGGCTGAAAGATGTTTTTGTTCATATATAATATGTTTATTAGATTTAGATATTCCTCATAGGAAGCAAAAGCTACATCTTCTAGAATGAAAATGTAGCTGCTCAGTAACTATAAAGTATGAAATATTTATCAGAATAAAAAGGCTAATCAGTTATATTTACATAACTTAATGTTAAAAAAATTAGACCTATTTCTACACCTGTTACAGGACGGTATTTTTTATCTGTACATAATACTTCACAGTTGACTGACTTTATACCAAAAAGAGTTTCTGTTGGTAAAAATTCAACACTAAATTTATTTTTAAATT